TCGATCCGAAGCAGACGCATTCTGAAGCCGATTTTCCCTCCGTATCTGTCAGCGAGTGGGTAACAGAAGACGGCGTTGAGATATCGCAGGACCTTAAGCTGCGTTTCGTTACGTCTGAATTTCAGGCGCAGCGGTTGGCGGATATTAAGCTTAAGCGGACCCGCATTTCCCGCACGATGAATCTCACCCTGAACCTGAGTGGGTACCGGTATCGCCCAGGTATGTACGTAAAAGTTAATTTTCCCTCGCTTGGGATCGTTAACGTTGAGATGCGCGTTACCGACTGGAAATTTGGCGTTCAGAACGGCGTGCAGATCACCCTGAAGCAGGAAACTGCAGATGTGTGGGGAGATGCCATTGGCAAACCTATCGAGCGCCCAGGTTTTACGAATCTCCCGCCGGGTGGGGTGGCGCAGCCGCAGAATCTGAAGTACACGGTGGAGGAGATCGGCCAGGTGGTACAGGGCGTGCTCTCCTGGCAGAACATCGGGCAGTTTGTCTATAACCAGGTTGTGATCCGCAGGAACGGGCAGCCAGTGCTGACAGCTCAGGTTCCCGGCTCATTCACGCGGTTAACTGGCCTGCTGCAGGACACCTACACTGCGCACGTCACCGCGGTTAATCAGATGGGGGCAACTTCGCCAGAGGCATATCTTGAATTCAGCATTGAGGCACCACCTCCGCCGTCTGGCGTTACGGTGGAGCAGGCATTTTTTGCAGTGATGCTTATTCCCCGCCTGGCAGCCGTCACGAATGTTTCTACCCAGTTCGATTTCTGGACGTCCGGCGAGCAGCCGCTTGCCAACACAGATACGGCAACCGTGGAGGCCGGAGCCTCGCGCGCGGGTATTGGCACGACGTGGACAAGCCACAACCTGAAAAACGGACATACCTATTACTGGTACATCAGGACCATCAATGCATTCGGCACATCAGCTTTCATCCAGGTGGCCGCGCTGTGCCAGACGGAAACCGGAGATCTGATCGACATTATTGATGATGCCGTGCAGGACTCTGACGCATTCAAAAACGTTTCTGAAGGTGTGGACACCAACCTCGAAGCAGCAATGCAGAATGCCCTGGCTAATCACGGTACGGTTGAACATCAGTACCAGCAGTATGGGGAGGTGCGCGCAGATATTCTGGTAGTAAAAACGACTATCGCTGAAGTGGATAAAGGGCTTGCTGAGTTGTCCACCTACGTGCAGGCATCAATCGGTGATATCAACGACGATCTGAATTCGCTGACGTCAGCTGTTAATCAGAAAATGACGGCTGAAGTAAACAGTGACGGAACGGCGAAAGCCTCTTACACCCTGAACCTGGGAATTATCCGTAACGGCATGAAGTACAACACCGGTTTCGGGATGTCGATAGAGCCATCCGGCGGCACCTATAAATCTACAGTGGTCTTTGCTGCAGATCAGTTTGGTATTTACTCCGGAAGTGACCCGGGAAATTACCAGGCTGCATTCTTTGTCTATAACGGTCAGGTGTTCATCCGTGACGCCATGATCCAGGACGGCAGCATTACGAATGCAAAAATCGGAAATTACATCCGTTCATCAAACTATGTGGCTGGTCCTGGTGGTGCCGGGTGGAATATTGATAAGGGCGGGAATTGTGAGCTTCATGGGGCGCTTTACGCTACCAGCGGCAACTTCGCGTTCACCGGTAATGGTAACGGCGTCACCATTGACGGGAAGGGAGTAAAAGTCGACCTCGGCGGTGGTGATCTGATGATTCTTGGGGAGTGGCCATAATGCCAAGAGGATTACGAATACCTTATAACGACGGAGGACCGGCAATGGAAATTACCGCCGGGCTACGTTGCCCTTCGTTTTGCCAGAACGTCAGCGAAGCATGGGATGTTAACCAGTACACGATTAATCAGCGTGTGGATGGCAGCCAGATTGTCGTTATTCCGCGGAATACCGTTTACAAACTTAACAGGGGTACAAACCTCATCCCCACGATCGGCATGCTGGATGGGTTTACCGTATCAGGTAACACCATCACCATGAATACCTGGTGGAGTGACAACTGGGGGCGCGCAAAAACCTTTGACGCGTCTATCTGGCAAATACTCCCGGCCTCGTCCGGGAGAGGGCTGCTGATTAAGGACAGCACGGATTTCCTCTCAATCACTGATGCCACAATGTCGGGCTACTGCGTCTGGCGTGGCACCGTCACTTTCACCGGGAGCTGGGCCACACCGACGACAAATATCTCACGTGATCGCTATCTGGTGTTCGCCAAATGGAGCGCTGAAAACGTCACTATTGAGTTTGATGGATCAAACATCATTGCGACAAAAGACCATTCTGGTCTCGATCAGGATGCGACAGTAACTATGCAAATCGCGATTTTTGCCAGTGGCGTAAGCCCGACACCGGGAAGGGGGCTGAATATCATCAAAGGTGGTGTCTGCGTGTTCTCCACCACGCGCAGGCCATTTGTCTATCGGAACCAGACCTATGCGCCGTCATGGTCAAATACCGATATTGGTGAGGGAATGATACTGCTTGGACGCTATGGCTATAACAGCGAGGTCTATTCAGGCTGGGACTACATCAAATGGGCTGGACTGATCCGCAGCGGCAATCTGGTGCGTGTCGGGAGAGGAAGAAATGCCGCTTCATGGACATCGCAATACAGTGTCGTAGGGCGAAGGCTGACAAGCCTCACTATTCCCGTCATAGATGCAATTTACTGAAAACCCGCTACGGCGGGTTTTTTATTATCAGAAATCAGGAGTCCATTATGTCTGCAGGAACCATCACCCTGACAAACGGATCCGCTGTTGTCGGCGGCACCGGAACTTCATTTACAACAGAGCTGGCCGCGGGTGATTTCATCGTTTCGTCTGTAGGTGGTGTGTCGTACACGTTGCCGGTGAAAACGGTAGACAGTAACACCCAACTGACGCTAATCAGCAACTTTACGGGGCCTACACAATCCGGTGCTGCCTGGTCTGCAGTTCCCCGCGTTGCGCTCAATATGGTTACAGCTGCGGTGGTGGCGCAAAGTGCTGAAGCACTGCGTGGACTGAATTATGACAAACAGAACTGGCAGCAGGTATACAGCTCCGCCGGAAACATCACTGTGAAGTTGCCAGACAGCACTACCTTCACCGGCCCGTCATGGAAATATCTGTCCGACAATATGGCGACCAAGAGCGGCGGAGCCGTACCTGTTAACCAGGGCGGTACTGGGTCGACAACGGCTGCCGGAGCCCGTGGAAACCTGGGTATAAGCGATAAACAGCTTAACTCAGTAGATGGGAAAAGCGGTGGCAACATTACCAGCTCGGTGTCGTCGCCAGGCTTTATCGCAGGCTCATCACCAACGCCATCGGCTCAGGGGCATTATTTCGGATGGAACGAATATGGTGATGGCGCTGCGATTTTGCAAAACAATCGGGGCGGCGGTTCAGGAGGTTTCCGGTTCCGTACAGTTAACAGTACTAACACTGCAGAGATATCTGTTTTTCATTTGGCCTACACGGGAGTTGGTTATGCTCCAGGAGGCTGGCAGACAGGATCTGACGAGCGGATTAAAGAGGATATTAAAGATATCGATCCTGACTTCGCCCTGAATGCAGTGCTGAAGCTGCGACACGTTACCTTCAAAATGCGTGACCGTCCAGACGGAGATGGTGGCTGGGTGACTGGCGAGCGAAGCGTGGGTTATATCGCGCAGGATCTGGAGAAATACCTGCCTGATGCGGTGAATACTGCTGAAATATCCGAGGAGCTGCCGGGTTATCGTTGCCGTGGTGATAATAATGAGCTGCTTGTGGTAGAAGGCATGAAAAGCATCGACCCCGGCAAAGCCGGTGCGGCATTGAATGGTGCAGCCATAAAGGCTCTTTACCGTATTATGAATGATGAAAATGAAGAGCTTCGGAATGAAATATCTGAATTAAAAGAGATAATTAAGGAGTTAATGGAACAGCCTGGTGCTGGAAATCAATAGACCGCACGAACGGCGTGGACTGGAAGCAGGTGGCAATCATCTATGATGTGGCGGTGTGTACGCCGTATAAAAATTCCCCGTTTCAAAATCGGCTTAAATCTATTCACATTGAGTTACGGCCATAAAATTTACAAAACTCATAATTCGAAGCGGCGTAGAAACTTACAAACGGAACGGCGAAGCATTAAACAGTTACGGTTGAGTCTGGATCTTGCGAACACTTACAAATAAAACTACTGTATATAAAAACAGTATTTGAGGTGTGCAGTATGGAATTTATCAGACCAACAGAATTGCGAGAAATTATCTCCCTCCCGCTTTTCAGTGACTTAGTGCAATGTGGTTTCCCAAGCCCCGCGGCTGATTACGTTGAACAGCGTATCGATCTCAATGAGTTACTTGTCGCACACCCGAGCTCAACATATTTCGTCAAAGCCGCAGGTGATTCAATGATCGAAGCCGGGATAAGCGACGGCGATCTGCTGGTGGTGGACAGTTCGCGAACTGCTGAGCATGGAGATATCGTTATCGCCGCGGTAGAAGGGGAATTTACAGTTAAGCGCCTGCAGCTACGCCCGACAGTACAGCTAATACCGATGAACAGCGCTTACTCACCGATCATCGTCGGCAGCGAAGATACGCTGGACGTTTTCGGCGTCGTGACTTTCATCGTTAAATCTGCGAGCTGAATATGTTTGCTCTCTGTGATGTAAATTCGTTCTACGCATCATGCGAGACTGTATTCAGGCCGGACCTGAGAGGGCGGCCGGTTGTCGTTCTCTCAAATAATGATGGCTGCGTGATCGCGCGCAGCGCAGAGGCAAAAGCCGCAGGGATAGCAATGGGCGAGCCTTTCTTCAAGCAAAAGGAGCTTTTCCGGCGCGCTGGCGTTGTTTGCTTCAGCAGCAATTACGAGCTTTACGCTGATATGTCGAACCGGGTAATGACGACGCTGGAAGAAATGAGCCCCCGTGTCGAAATTTACAGTATCGACGAAGCATTTTGCGACCTGACAGGTGTGCGCAACTGCCGAGACCTGACCGAGTTTGGTAAAGAGATCCGCGCTACGGTTCTGAAACGTACGCACCTGACCGTGGGCGTTGGGATTGCGAAAAGTAAGACCCTTGCAAAGCTGGCAAATCATGCCGCCAAAAAATGGCAGCGTCAGACGGGCGGGGTGGTCGATTTGTCCAATATCGATCGGCAACGTCGGTTGTTGGCTCTGGTACCAGTAGAGGATGTGTGGGGCGTCGGCAGGCGCATCAGCAAGAAGCTTAACGCCATGGGTATCAAAACGGCTCTGGACCTCTCAGAACAAAGTACCTGGATTATTCGTAAACACTTTAACGTGGTACTTGAGCGAACGGTCAGGGAGCTGCGTGGCGAGCCATGCCTCGATCTGGAAGAGTTTGCACCAGCAAAGCAGGAAATTGTCTGCAGCAGGTCTTTCGGTGAACGCGTTACCGAGTACGAACATATGCGCCAGGCTATTTGCAGCTATGCGGCGCGTGGCGCCGAAAAGCTTCGCGGCGAGCATCAGTATTGCCGCTTTATTTCTGCATTCGTGAAAACCTCTCCCTTTGCGCTTAACGAGCCCTATTACGGGAATAGTGCGTCCATGAAGCTTCTCACCCCCACTCAGGATTCCCGCGACATCATCAACACCGCGGTGAAATGCCTGGACAAAATCTGGAAGGATGGCCACCGCTATCAAAAGGCTGGAATCATGCTGGGAGATTTTTTCAGCCAAGGTGTGGCCCAGCTCAACTTGTTCGATGAAAACGCTCCGCGGGCCGGTAGTGATAAACTAATGGAGGTACTGGATCTACTCAATGCCAGAGACGGCAGGGGAACTCTCTACTTTGCCGGGCAGGGCATTCAGCAGCAGTGGCAGATGAAGCGCGAGATGCTCTCTCCAAGATATACGACACGTTATTCTGACCTGCTAACTGTCAGGTAGCGTTCATTCTATTTCGCACGAGAAACGTATTGCCAGAAGCGGCTGTATCAAAAACGTAAAATCCTCGTCTTTTAAGCATTTCGATCATTTGAGTTGAGCGAGGGTAACATTTTGCTTGAAATGGATGCTGTGGGTAAGACTGAAGCCATTCGTCAAGCATAATGGATGCATAACCTTTACCACGGAAATTTTTATTGATGCATACGGCTCGAATTTCTAATGCTGACTGCATTGCAGGGTCAGGGGCAACCTTCAACCAAATAAAACCAATCCGTTGTTTATCAGATGTACGGGTTAAGGTATAAAAAAAATGACCTGTATACTTCCCAGTTTCACCCACGTAAATCATTTCTCGAAGTTGCTTTTCGAGGATTTTCCCTTTTTTAGGATCAAGAAACTCTTTAGAAAAATTACCTGTCTTTGAACCAGCTTCAAACTCTTCCATGATGAATGGTAAATCATTGATAGTTACAGGCTCTTGGCTAAAGTTTTCCATGTTTAATGTTCATATCCTTTGTGAACTATATGAAGTTTCATTTCATTTTAAAGGCAAAATGAGTTCATGGCTTTGATTTTTTACATTCCCCACGGCACGTGACACAGCGTGCCAGATAAATTTGTCGGCGGGCACCGCGCCGTCGGCAGCTATCTCTTCAGCTTCTTTCCCTCCTACATCCTGGCGCATCCACTCCCGGGCGGCTTCCGGCGACAAAACAAGTGGCCGACGGTCATGAATGTCAACCAGACCTTTATCCGCTGCCGATGTCACAATGAGAAAACCTTCTGCATCATCGCCGCGCTCAAACGGTGTGCTGCCGATCGCCGCCATAAAAATCGGTTGTCCGTCGGCGCGGTGTATGAAGTAGGGTTGTTTCTTGTCGCCTTCCTTTTTCCATTCGAACCATCCATCCGCAAAGCAGATTGCTCGGCCATGTTGCCACAGCGGTTTAAACATTCGGCTTGAAGCCGCCGTTTCGACGCGCGCGTTAATCAGAGGCGGTTTATCCCACCATCCTGGCGCGTATGACCACAGGACCGGATCAAGATGCAGCTGCTCGTCGCGTTCGCTCAGCAGCAGAACTTTGGTACCAGGCGCCACGTTGTAGCGGCCAATAGGTTCTGGATCATACGCAATGTCACGATCGGCTTCATCGGCCAAGTATGCCAGATATTCTTCACGGGTTTGGGCTTGTGCAAAACGTCCACACATAGAAACCTCCAGTCAGTCAGACTGAAAGTATAGGGCAGGGAGAAAAAGTAGCGCGCGCTGGTTAAGTCTTACAAACGGATTCGCGGTGATTATGCTGATGAGGATGAAATGCGTAAAGCGATACTTTGTGAAACTGGAAGGAGCTACGCAAAGTTACGACAATGAAAAAGAGAACGCTAAATCCGGTAGGGGATCCGGGGTCGCTGTGATGACAATATGGAAATTCATTCATTAGTAAGCCACATATCAGATTCTTGAAACATATCCTCCAGCATACGATTCAACTTTTCACGGTCACTTTTGCTGGCATCACTATTCAATCCGTTAGCCTGCATAGGTTTAACCTTCACTTCAGCATCAGGGAATATGCTATGAACTCGCCTCGTCAGCTCAGCCAAAATAATTTCTCTGGCGCCATCCAAGCCCTGAACATTCCGCTTATCGTAAACCAACTCAACAAACATAAATCCTCCATAATTGCTGTGGGTGGAGGTTGTATTTTTACTGTAAAAATATACAGCGTCAAGGCATGCGGAGGACTTTGAAGCTGGTTTTTTTGCCCTTCATTTGCTGATAATTACTGGTATTTATTCCCCCATTATTCCCCAGTACTTCCCCACACAAAATTTAGCCATAAAAAAACCAGCCATAAGAGGCTGGTTTTCAATGTGATTTTGGTCGGCACGAGAGGATTTGAACCTCCGACCCCCGACACCCCATGACGGTGCGCTACCAGGCTGCGCTACGTGCCGACGCATAAAAAGAATACTACTCGATTCCGTTTTGAATGCAAGGGAATCTGTCGCTAACTGGTTTATTATTAATCAGTTAGCGATGAAGCGCTTCTCATCCGTCAGGACCTGAAGCAGCAGGCTCAGCTGCGGTTTCTGATCTTTCAGCCGTTCACCCTGCAGATTATACGTCTGATAATTCCCGTTGCTGTTCAGCACCAGCGTCAGCTTCGGCGTGGTCACCACCAGCGTATTATTACCCGCAGCCGTCACCCAGCTGTGGCGGCGCGCGGCGCTGAAGAGATCCTGCCCCTGCGAATACTCGTTTGCTGGCGTGCTGACGTGCAGCAGGCGTTGCATCAGGGTGGTCATCACATCTTTATGCTCGGTGAGCATATTGATGCGCTGCGCCGGGGTGCCAGGCCAGTGGATCACCAGCGGAACCTGCAGATTCGGGCGAGACCAGCTCATACTCTTCGTCTCGTCACCTAGAGGCACGCCATGACCCGCGGTCACGATCACCACGGTGTTGTCCAGCTTGCCCGACTCGCGAAGCGCGTCAAGCACGCGGCCTATCTGCGCATCAACATCGCCAGCCGCGCGACCGTAGCGGCGCGCAAAGTCACTCTTATTGCTGTCAGCAAGCGTTGTGCCGTTAAAGGCAACCCATGAGAACCAGCGGTTATCTTCCTGGGCGTAGCGCTGCAGCCAGTTTATCCATTGGCTGGCGGTCTGCGCGTCGGACTGTTTTTGCGCCGTCGGCAGTGAGAAATCGGACAGCAGCGCCTGGCGGTAGAGCGGGCTGTTAAAGCCATCGGAGGAGAACAACCCTAACTGATAGCCTTGCTGATTCAGCCCGGTGATCAGCGCCGCAGGCGTGCGGGTAGACAGTACGCCGTCCATGTAGCCGGCTGAAATGCCATAGAAGAGGCCAAAGATGCCCGCATCGGCGGTGTTACCGGAGCTCATATGCTGAGTAAACGAGACGTTCTGACTCGCGAAAGCGGCCAGCGCCGGCATCTGCTTCTCGAAACGGGAATAGTTCAGGCCATCGACGGTGATCAGCAGGACGTTTTGCCCGCGCCCCATATCGCGGTAGTTCAGGTCGCTCAGAGGATACTGAACGCTGACGGCTTCCGGATTACCCTGCTCGATAAGACGGCGCTGGTACTCCTGCGCATCAAGCAGACCGTGCTTCTCGAGGAAGCGGCGGGCCGTCATCGGGTACGAGAGCGGCAGGTTCGCGCGCTGCATGGTAATAGGGCGATAGAAGTTCGCATCCGCCCAGATATACATGATGTGCGAACTGATAAAGGAGATGAAAAAGAGCGCGGCGACGGGCTTCGCATAATGGCGTCGCCGGGTCAGGCTGCGGAGCTTTTGCCAGCTCCAGGTAGCGAACAGCATCTCAATCAGCAGGATCACCGGGACGCTGATAAACATCAGCTGCCAGTCACGGGCCGTTTCGTTCTGGTCGGGGTTAATCACCAGTTCCCAGACGATGGGGTTGAGGTGCAGGTGGAAGCGGGTGAACACTTCACTGTCGATAAGCAGCAGCGTCATCCCCACCGTCGCAAGGATGGCGGACAAGAACCGCATCAGACGCTGCGACATGACGATAAACGTCAGGGGGAACAGGATCAGCAGATAGGTGGCGAAAACCAAAAAGCTAAAGTGACCCACAACGCTCATCCAGGAGTAGATACGCCCGGTTAGCGTTGTTGGCCAGTCTGCGACAAACAGATAACGACAGCCAATGACCGTCGCCAGCAGAATGTTGAACAGGGCAAACCAGTGCCCCCAGCTGACCATCTGGGAGACTTTTTCACGGTAGCGCTGACGATTCGTCACCATAAACTGTTGTTCGTATCCCTTAATGGGCCGGGTCGTTGCTGACGGACGACTGTAAAGCCTGGGCGAACGATTTTGCGATCGCCTGACGCTGAGCCGGAGCAACGCTGGTGTTAATCAGGTTGGTGACCATATTTCCCAAAACCATCAGGGAGAGATCGGTCGGCGTTTTATGTTTTTCCAGTACGTTGACCAGCTCACTGAGCAGTTGTTCAACGTGTTCATCACTGTAGCGGGAATGTTGTGGCATAAATCAAAATCAGTTTGTTGATGAAAGGGCAACATATTACCGTAGCAACAGCTTTTTTTCCCCTTTTTTATCTGTTGTTGCACACATGTCCTGGTGGTGGTTGAATACCGCCCGGTCTAAAAGGAGAGTTTATCATGAGTCTGGAAATCAACCAGATTGCCTTGCACCAGCTTATCAAGCGTGATGAGCAAACCCTTGAAGTGGTGCTGCGCGATTCGTTACTGGAACCCACGGCGACCGTGGTGGAGATGATGGCAGAGCTGCATCGCGTCTATAGCGCCAAAAATAAAGCCTATGGCCTGTTCAGCGAAGAGAGTGAACTGGCTGATAGCCTGCGCCTGCAGCGTCAGGGCGAAGAGGATTTCCTGGCGTTTAGCCGTGCCGCAACCGGGCGTCTGCGCGACGAGCTGGCGAAATACCCGTTCGCCGACGGCGGGATCGTGCTGTTCTGCCACTATCGCTACCTGGCGGTAGAGTATCTGCTGGTTACCGTGCTGAATAACTTAAGCAGCATGCGCGTGAACGAGCAGCTGGATATCAGCTCAACGCATTATCTGGATATCAACCATGCGGATATCGTGGCGCGTATTGATTTGACCGAGTGGGAAACCAACCCGGAGTCAACCCGCTACCTGACTTTCCTGAAGGGGCGCGTGGGCCGCAAAGTGGCGGATTTCTTTATGGATTTCCTCGGTGCCAGCGAAGGTCTTAACGCCAAAGCGCAGAACAAAGGGCTGCTCCAGGCGGTGGACGACTTCACGGCTGAAGCGCAGCTCGATAAATCTGAGCGCCAGACCGTGCGTCAGCAGGTCTACAGCTACTGCAACGAACAGCTGCAGGCAGGGGAGGAGATTGAGCTGGAGTCCCTGTCAAAAGAGCTGGCGGGGGTCAGCGAAGTCAGTTTCCAGGAATTTACCGCAT